TACGATAGCTTCTGTATTTTTCATTATATACCGCCTTTCTGATTATTAGTTTGTTCAAAATGGCTAAATTAACAAAAAAAGAAGAAGGGAGATATTCCCTTCTTCTTAATCATTTATAGTATTCGTTCTTGATGATATTGAATAATACCATCTACAATAGTTGCATATGATAATTCATCTAATTGCTTCTTATAATCGTCAACAGATGGATTTTCAATATTCATATCATTTGTAATGGATAGATAACTATCTCTAATATCTCCATCTAAGTAGATCATCTTATATGGTAGATATCCGGCTTTAATTCCTCTATAGAAGTAGTCCAAGAATTCTACTGCATCTTTTGGTAAACCATAAATATCTTTATTCTCTTCTTTGAATAAAGTCAATGCATAGTTTACTGCTTCAAGATCAAGTTTAATAGCATCAAATACTCTAGACATTACTCGAATAGCACAATTTTCTACAGCTTTGATACTATAACCTTTCTTAAATTTGATAGACTTAACTTTAATATTAACAGAATCTATAATATTAGACATCAATAATCCTTTATTAATTTTATTAATGTAATATTTAACTGAATCATTATCATCGAAAGACTCTAATAATAGTAATGCATTATGTCTAGTCATTCTCTCTTCTAGAATTCTTTTAATACAGAATAGTTTGTAGCTACCACTTTTAATTTTATTCTCTACAACAAGACCTACTGATATTTTGCTCATTAAATTGACCACTTCTATACTATTAGATAATAATTCATTATTAGATGCTTTTCTATATGGAATAGGAGGTCTGTTCTCCTTAAGCATATGATCTGTTGCAAATATATTAGCATTAATATTTACAACAGCCTCTTGAATGATTTCAACTACATCTTCTTTAAGAGTATATACGATATCATCAATATCAGTATCATCTTTATTAACGATATTAATAGTTAACTTCTTATGATCTAATGTAATCATCTCACTATCAAGACAAGATACACTCCCTTCATTCATAATATTATTCTTATGCTCATCTATAATATTTATAAGATAGTATAAATCTTTCTTAGTCAAGTTAGGATTAGTCAAAGCATAAGTAATATTTCTATAATCATTTATAAGCTTATTATACTTATAGTCTACCATTGCACGATAGTACTTGTTTCTAGTATTGATAGAATTATTATTGATTGCTTCTTGAGTATACATTATTCTTCCTCCTCGATGATAGCATTAACTGGATGATTTAAACATAAGTTAGCATCCATTAATTCTACAACATCATCCAATTCAGGAATATCTTTCTTATCATAAGAGAAGTAATCATTCTCTGTCTCAATCAATAGACGTCCATCACTATATGAATAGGACTTGATTTGATTAATATCAATTCTTTCGTTTTCTAGTTTAATAAACTTTACCATAATAAATTCCTCCTAGTCTACAAACTCTTCTAAATCGAAATAGATTCTAATATTATTAATATCATTGAATGATAAGAATTTCAAGTCTTCTACATCAAGATCTTTCTTTTGTAGAATCTCTTTCATACACTCAAGACTCTTATCACCCATAAGACGTCCAATTACATTTAGTAATTCTTCATCAGCTTTGGCATTATTATAGTCTAGATTAGTTAAGATTTCATTTAACTTTCTACGAAGACTGAACTGAAGATTGTAGATATTTTCTTCTAATGTATTATCTTCTAAGAATGGTAATAATCCTAGAATGTTTTCACATTGGTTATATAATCCCTTATTAGTAATTACATCATTGAAGAACTTGCCATAGATACGTTCATATTTGTATTCATTGAATGCGGTCAAACGTTCTATGATATCTTCTTTATTTATGAGCTTAAGACCGGAATAACCTTCAAAGATATTTACCGCATCATCATTCTCTGGAATAAGAATGAGTAAGTTAAACTCACTCATACGTTTATTGAAATCTGCATGAATCAATAGACTTTGCATCTCCAATAGATAGCGATTAATGGTTGCAAGAGTTAGTTTATAATCCTTGCTATTTTTAATCACTTCAATATACTTTTCAAATTTTGTTGCTTCCATTGTTATAAACCTCCTAGTGAGTTAGAATATAAACTTCATATGCTAAAACAGCAATACATATAGCAAATGCAGTATAGATAAACAAATCTATTTTAGCACTTTGAGCTAAGTCTTCTACTATAGAATTATAGTTTTCTTCTAATATAACTATTCTAGATCTACTATCAGCTAGTTTATTAGATAATGCTTTATTCTCACGTCGTAATGTATTGATTTCATTATGAACGTTTACGATATCAGAATTGATTTTAGATACAGAATCTTGTAGATCTCCAATATCAGTGCCAATATCTTTAATAGTACTAGTAAGGGTATTATTCATATTCATATTCTGTACAGGTATCTTTTCCATCATTTCTTGTCCTCCCAGCCAAAATCTTTTAAGTCAAAATATTTAGCAATACGATTAACTATATCTTTATCATAAGGATAATAAGTAGATAGTTTTATATTAGCAAAACTAACAACTTCTTCTTCTAATAGATCATCAAGAGTACCACACGCTAATAAAGCTTTAAGTGTACTAGTAACTATTTCAATATCTTGACTGGAGTCATAATATACTTTGTCAGGATTGCTTTCACAAGCTAATTCATTTATATCTTGCATTAGCTCTTTACGTAATTCAGTTTGATATTTATAGATATATTTTTGAATATCAAATTCTCTGTCTCTATATTCATTAAATCTAGCATTATCATCAGATATCATGATCATACGTTTAACAAAATTGATATCGTCTTCATCTCTAATAGCTTTATTCAAGAACGTACCATAAATTTTATAAGACTTAAATGCCTTAATTTTATATATCATAGAAGACACTGGTACTTCGTCTAACTTACAGCAGTGGTCTTCAAATATTTTAATAGTGTCACTATTGACTGGTTCGATGCTAAAGATGCCTAGTAATTCGACCATTCGCAATCCACCATCAATATCCAATTCTTCTAGCTTTTTATTAACTACATCTTGTATCTGATTATATCTCTTTATCTTAGTTTCTAAGCTTTCCATAACTTCCTCCTAGTGTATAAGTAAATATATATTAATACCAATAAATATAGTTAATAAGATGATGGTTATTATATTAATATTAATAATAAATTTGAGATCTTCATTTAAACTATAAAGTTTATTATTAAGCTCTAACGTTCTTTTATCTGTCATAAAGCTCATAGAATAATTAGAGTTTGTATCCATACTTATTCTATTAATTCTTTCCTCTTGTTCATTAAGACGCTCTTTGAAATGTAAATTCATTCGCTCTATTTCTTCGAGTATCCTCTTTTCTTTAAAAAATATCATATCCATTTACCTCCTTAATATAAACTTGGATATATCATTACACAGATATAATATATATCCACACTTCTTATTAACCTGTAACAGACTCGCTACTTTTCTATACCCTTCAACAATAAATTAAGTATAATCTTAATTAAACCAAGGGAGCATAGAAAATAATGTTTTTTGCTGAATCTGTAAAGAAAAAAGAAATCCAAGTACCTATAGAAGAAAAGTACTTTGGTAAAGATAGAGATACTAAAGCTCTTGAAGATGAGTTTAAAAATCTTATTAATAAAAAAGGAAACTATAATTGCTCTAAGATCGAGAAGATCTTAGAAAAGAAATTTGGATTCCATAAAGTAACTATTCTTATTGATAATACAGTAAATGAATTGAATGCTTATACTTTCTGTGACTATGATGAGTCTAGAAAGATTTCTATTAAGAATGGTGAATATAAACTACAACCAAATAATGAATATAAAGTATATATTTACTATACTCGTGGGATATTAAGTGGTGTACTATCTCCAGCTGAGTTAGTTGCTATTACATTACATGAAGTTGGTCATCACTTTAGCTTAAGAACCAATATCATCAATCTTAATACTAAACTACTACAAATCTTAGTTGATGGTGTATTAGACGTACAAAAAGCTTTCAAGATTTCTAATGGTCCAGATGTAACTGACGGAGAAAGAATCTTAAATACTCTTAAGATCTTCGTATACTTAACAGTACCTGGGATGATGTGGATCTTTGTATTCTTTAATGTATTAATCTTATTTGCATCTATGATGGATGGTACAGTCACAGCTATTACATCTTTAGATATGCTTCTTACTCCAGAAGGACGTAATAAGCTATTTAGATTAGTTGAAGAAAAATTCAAAAACGTATTCGTTCGTGTTCAATTACATGATCCAGAAGAAGAGCGTTCTGATAGCTTCTCTACTATCTATGGTTATGCACCAGAGTTAGCATCTGCTCTAGGTAAGATTGAAGGTAATATGCTTAATCAATCCCCTGCAATTAAGATGCTTCAAAGATGGTGGACAGTTCCATTATATATGATAATTGGTCTATTCGATCCAAAAGCTCATGGTATTCAATCCGCTAGACGTATTGGCGGTATGGTAGCTACTTTATCTAAAGAACTTAAAGATAGCTCTAATAACAGTAAAGAAATCAATCAAGTTATTAAAGACTTGAATGCTGTAGAAGATAAGTATGCTCAATACTTAGAAGACCGTATTGAAGAGAATGATTCTAAACGTGCATTACCCCCATTGGCTGATGTAGCTAATGCTAATGTATGGAGATATATCCTACGTAATAAACGTGACTTAGAGTTATTATCTTATGAATCCTTAAGAAAACTTATTTTACCATGATAAAAATTATCCCCTATGGAGCTTAGACTCCATAGGGGAATTTTTCGTATAGCATCACATGAGGGTTGTTTCGTAGAATAATATTTTTACAAAGGAGAATTTAGTAAAATATCCATAAGTTGCTACTGCTATACACTACCTATGTGTTAGGTATGTAGTATTTTACAAAAAAAATAAATAAGATAAGAGAAGAGCTTTACGCTCTTCTCAAATCATGATGCCATGCATATTTACGTTTTAATACTGCAACTTTTCTAAATTTACCACATACTCGATACGCATTAATAATACAATCAATATTGCTAGGAATAGCAGTGATTGTATCATCATGGTATTGACCATTTTCATCACGATATTCAAAATACCATAAACCATTTTCTTTATAGATGCGACATTCGCTTAAAGAACTATCCATGAAGAATGGACGATGCCACCATACTAAGAATTGATATACTAATTCATTTGGTAAATTTTCAAACATTGGCATATTACCATCTAAATTTTTGTATTTCATTTTAAGTACTTTTTGCTCAAAAGTATTACTTGGAACTGCAACTAAATTATTATTGATTCTCATGATATAACCTCTTTCTGTCCTAAGGACTTAAACACTAAATACTATATCATTATATCACCTTAATAATATACAGCCAAAGAATGCTACTATTACAAAAAAGAAAGAGAGGTAGTTTAACTACCTCTCTTGATATTATTTACTTTTTCTAGCAATCCAATCTAATACATCATTACATGTATCCAGAGTGTTATTATGGTATATTCTTTCAGAATCTAATTCTTGATAGAATTCACAATATATCTTACCATCATCATATGTAAAGTACATATCTCCATTAGGAGTAATCAATCTTATAGATACATCTTCTCCGTTATCATCATCAATATTATTATCTCTAATGAATACATTTTTATATCCGTACTCTGTATATAGATCTAGAATTAGATCTAGCATCATATCATTTCGATCATCGAAATACATTTGGATATATTGTAGAATGATGAATACTAGGAATCTAAATACTTCATATGCATTACTAAATCTATAAGGTTTAGATGTATAATCAAATTTAGATAATGTCACTTCAAATGACTCATCAATAAGTTTTACATCAATGATGTATCCTCTGATATCATAAACGATATGATCATTAGTAAAGTCTCTAGTGAATTTACCAAGATCATGAGTTACAACTGCATTTAATGATTCTATAGATAAACTATCTAGGTTATTAAACTCTATAAATAGATTCTCTACAGATTTAAATGGATCTCTAGCTACAAGAGCACGATTATAACCAGTTTTAAAGTTTGATAATTCAATGCAATATAATCCATTATCTTGAGTTATCTTCAATACATTAATTTTATCTTCTGCTATAATATGAGCTAGAATGTAGGTATTATCATATAGGTTAACTATCATAGGCTTAGTAGCTGGTAAGAAAGTAAGTAGTTCATTATATACAGTATATAAGTTAAAGTTACTCATTATATTCAATCCCTTCTATTATTTATAATTCTCAAGAGCCCATTTAACTGCATCTTCTGGAGATCTAACTACACAGTTACGATCACAGTCTTTGACATTATATTCATCTTCCCAAATAACGCATTGAATCTGGTCATCACCATAGTCAAATTTATTGAAGTTCAATTTAGCTGGTTCTGATGTCTTTAAGAAATACTCTATATTTATATTACAATCAGATACTTCATCTTTCTCTAGATATAATCTTGAACCACCAAGTGCTAGATATAAATCAGCATATAGAGTGATTAGATCTTCAGCACCTTCAAATTCTTCATCTAGATATAGACTGTATATATTAGCTATAAAATTATAAGTCTTATACCCAGAGTCAAATCTATATTCTTTTGACTGGTAATTCTTACCATGTATTCCTACTGCATATACTCCATCTACAATTCTGACACTAATATTGAAATGACCTGTTTGTGAGAATACTAATATTGTATTATTAGACATCTCTGAATGCATTCTGTCTTTCAATACATCATTGAGTATATGCAAGTCAATCAAATCTAGATTTGTATATTTAGCAAGGATATCTTCTATACATGCTTTAGCATCATCTGTAGTTATTGTTTGCATTATACCGAAACCAAACTCAGATACTGATATATCATATAAGTCGGTCATTTCATTGACTGTAACTTGTATAGTATACCGTTTATCAAATAGGCTAAATGTGATAAACAGTTTTTCTGAATCAATAGATTTCCCATCAACTTCAATACTGTTTACTAAATATGGAGATATATTTCTAAGATCCCATTTTAGTTGCCATAATTTACTATCAAACATATATTCCTCCTAAATAGAATAAGATTTAGTATATACTCCAAAAGTGATAAATACTATATCTTTATCACAATGCTTTAGTTTACTACTATGCTTCTTATATGGAGTCATATCTTTCAATTTCCAAGGTACTGATTTTACTTTCATTATATCTTCCTCCAAATAAAAATTATCCCATAGGAGTTGATCTCCTATGGGACTTCTTCTTTATTTAATCATCATTGATTTAACTACAGTGTCTTTACCACTAATACATTTAGTACCAGCAGAGATAGAACTTCCTGTAGGAACATCAGATACTTTAACATCAGTAGTTCCATGCTCTGTAACCAAACGAATAGAATCATTTTGATTTACAATATGAATACTATTGATCTTATCAGTTTTAGATAACTTAACAACTGAACTACCAGCTTTAGCACGTTGACTTTGTGGTAATGCATTAATATTGAATCGGTTAAGATATCCATTCTTAGTTACTACAACTACATCAGTGATATCTTTACCTGCAACTAATGTCATACCATCTACATACTCAACTGTTTTACCACCAATAGAACGTACACCTCTAGCTGATCTACGTACTAATGGAATCTCTTTAGCAGAGAATCGTAAAGCTTTCTTATCAGAGAATGTAATTACATCTAATGCATCTCCGCCAATGATAATTGTCTTAACGAAATCACCTTGGTCTAATTTAGTATAGAAGATACCACTAGCTGTTAATGATACGAAATCATCTAATTCCATTTTCTTAATGAAACCAGTATGGCTTAATACCATTACATACATCTTTTGTTTAGACTCAGCTAATTGCTTGATTACGCTTTCTGGATAGATAGCGATAATATTAGAAGTAAACTTAGCACTCAAGTTTCTAATATCAATACCGGAATTGGATTTATCACACAATGGAATCTTATGTACTGGATAAGAGTAGCACTTTCCTCCAGCATCAAATAATACTAGGTTATCAGTATTGCTAATCTTAATTACCAATTTAGGATTATCACCTTTGATGGCTCTGATTGTATCATTCAAACCAAGTTTACGTACATAGTTTGCTTCAGTGATAACAATCTTAAATTCACCTTCAGGGATATTAGATGCTTCAGCTTGAGAGATAATTCTAGCATTACGTTTCTTACCGTATTTATGCTTTAAGTCTCTCAATTCAGCTTTAAGTTCTTCATTAAGCTCATGCTCATTACGAATCTTATTATGATAGATTTCTTTGAGCTTAAGTAATTCTTCTACTTTAGCTTTATATCTAGCTAGGTTATGTTTAGATAGATTCTTCAATGGCATATTAATGATAGTCTTAGCTTGAAGATCAGTAATCTTGAACTTCTTAACCATATCCATGATTAGTTCTTCATCATTACCTTTAGACTTCTTAATACGTTCAATGATAGAATCGATATCACCACTAGATACTACTTTAACTAATGCATCATACTTATGGAATTCAGTCATAGTATTTTGCAATAAGTTATAGTAAAGTCTAAGCTTAGTTACCTTACGGAAGTCGATGAATCGTGTTAGATATTGACGATAATTCATACGAACGATACGACGTTCACAGATTACCTCAAAGTTTACACGACCACCACGTTCAATTTGTGTATTCTTATAGATTGTATCTCTAACGAAGTTTGGATCACTACCATTCTTAAGAACGATAATACATTCCATCTTCTCATCACCATCTGAGTTATGCTCGATAGATTGTACTTGAGTTAATACATTCTTCTCCATCATCTCTTCAATCTTATCAGTTACTGTATTCAAGAATACATAGTCTGGTAGGCTGCGAATGAATAGAGCTGGTTTATTATGGAACTCTCCGATATCAATACGACCACGGACTTTATAGTTACCATAACCAGTATCACAAATTGATTGGAAATCTGTATCAATAATATCACACTCCATCGGAGTATCTGGTACCAATACAAATTTAGCATTTGGATTATCAATGAGCTTGATAGTTGCATCGATTACTTCAGAGATATTGTGTTTAGGAATATCTACTTTCAAACCAGGTGTAATACCAAAGGATCCATTGATTAATAAGATAGGTAGATTAGGAGCTAAATATTCTGGAACCATACAAGTTTCACTATAGTTCTTCTCCCAGTCTACTACTTGTTTAGATTGTTTTAAATCACCGATAACTACATCGGTTGTGAAGTTAGCAAGTTTAGCTTCAGTATAACGCATAGCTGATGGATCATCACCTTGGAAGTTACCAAAGTTACCTTGCTTTTCAATGAGTGGAATATTGTTTTCAAACCAGTTAGTCAAAGGTTTCATTGTCATATAGATAGATGAATCACCATGTGGGTGATACTTATCCATAACTACACCAACGATAGATGCAGACTTAACTGTCTTGACACTCTTAATATCATTATGCATTGCATAAATAATTTTACGTTGTACAGACTTAAACCCATCACGGAAGTCTGGTATAACACGATATAATGCTGAATAAATAGCATACGTTCTCATATCTTCCGTATACTGCTCCAGCAAATTTACTTCTTTTTCCTTAGCCAAGTATATCCCTCCTTAGTTACTAAAATGTTAAGCGTTTTATGAAAATGTACATTCCCACTTATAGCCTAACTAAGGAAAGTAGATGGGCATATAGATGAACTATATGCCCTTTTGTATAATTTATTTTTTAGCTTCTTCGATAATAACACGGTTAATTTTATTAACTTTGCTATCGGAGTCAAAAGAAGTGAATACGAATGCAATTCGGTTTTGAATAGAATCAATAACTTCTGCAAAGCGTTCATAGATATCTACAACGAGAACTTCCTTTTCAGTATCATATTTGATGATATTACCAACAATGATGTTACCCTTCACTTCAGGATCATTGTTGATTACACTTCTGAATGCAAATACATTCAACGTAAGTTGTTCGATAATTGGGTTTGCTAATACACCAGTAAGTTCTTCTTTAACTGCTTCTGGTAAACGATCATTGAATTTTACTGGTACTTCAATACGAACGTTGTTGAATTGTTGTTTTTTGTTTTGTTTTTGGTTTCTCATTGTCTTCACCTTTTAATAAAATTAAACATTTGTTGAGCCGATTCCACCACGACGCTCTTTCTTAGGATATTCATGATCGCTATCTGTAGTTAGATACTTCATAAAGATACCTTGAGCAAAGTGTTTACCAGCTTCTATAGTTAATACCTTACAAGAGTTATTCTTAACTCCAATAATGATATTACCATCATTCTTTTCGTTATCGACATAATCTGCATCGATAACTCCAATAGTAGATTTGATTACCATATCATAATTATATCCAAAAGAACTTCTTGGGGCAATTAATAATACTTCATCTTTTTCCATATATGCCTTAATATATGTAGGAATGATTACAGACTGACCTGGTTTGATTTCATATGTCTTTGGAGCATAGAAATCATAGCCAGCTGAGTACTCAGTACTACGTCTAGGTAGTTCTATTATGAGATTTGGCTCGTCAATAAATTTAGAATTGACTTGTGCAAACTCTCTCATTACTTATTCTCCTTCCCCAAGAATAGGTACTTTAGATACAAATACAGTCTTATGCATTGTACCATATCCAAAATAGTCTTTAGAGAACTCTAAGCAATCTATTTCAGATTTAGCAGCGTACAATGTATATCTATATACCCTACCATCAAAGAACCAAATCAAAATTGGACCAGGGTATTTCTCAATAACATCCGGTAGGAATAATTTTGGATTTGAATTCAAGATGGTTATCTCAACACCATTAAATATTCTTTTATATGTACGTCGTTCCATACAGCTTATATTAGACTGTATAATAAAACGATATATATTAGAGCCTATTGCAAGTAGATTATCAATCAAATCTGGTTTCTTATATATAGTCTCCCAAATTTCATCAATTGGAGATGAGAATACTGAGCTAATATATAAGGACAGATTAACTGCACTACGTGATGGTTTTCTTCTAGTTTGGAATTCAGATACTAAATCTACTACTGCATTAGATTGACCCATCAATAGACTATAATGAACTATCCAAGAGGCAGCCATATTTTCACGATAATGGATTTCAATCTTATCAGCATATTCACTTTCTAGAAGATCTTTCGTATTCAAATGACCATCTATCCAAATTACTTTCTTACTATTTTCAATCAACAATTTAAGTCTAGATATAGACTTCTTACTATCTTTGAAGAAGCCTACACCTAGAATGATTATAGTATGATCTTTATTAGTAAGCTTAGTAATATCAGATTGAGAGTATTTATAATTTACTAAAATATCATGACTTGTATCATTACAAAATTCCTCTTTATGATTGTAGATCATGTTAGCTGCAAACATACAATCTTGATTATCTTGATAATAAATTATCATTCTCTCTCACCTTCTATCTCTAGAATACATATTGCGAGATATCAACGTCTTTCATTAACTGAATCTTATCGTTTTCAATCTCTTTAATTTTCTCGATTTCGTATTTAACGTCATCGATTGTGTATTTGATCAATACACGGTTACCTTTTTCAGATGGATCTAAAGTTGAATTGAATAATTGATCACCATTCATTTCACCTAACCCTTTATAACGTGTTACTGATGGAGGTGTCAAACTTTCAAATTCTTTCATCAATCCATATAAGGAAACTTTCTTACCATCTACAATAAACTCAGTTGGAGATTTCATGATACATTCGGAAATGAATTGACATGCATTCCATAGAGTTTCACTAAAGTAGATAGTTTGATATCTAGAATCAACTAGACCTTCAATACCATCCTTAGATACTTTTAAGAATGGATATTTAGATTCAATAGCTTTCTTAAACTTAGCAGACCCTGGTGTAATGCCTTGAGAGATTAATACTAAGATATACTCTAAAAGGTATACATCAATAGCAAAGGAGTTTGCTACTGTATCGATATCTCTAATATAGTTAGTATTCTTATTGAGTAACTCAACTACATCAGTTTCTGTTAACTTAACCTTATTAGATAAGCTCAAGTTATGAATCTTGAAGAATTCTTTTTGTAGATACTTGTTATATGCTGTACGGTCAGTGAAGTACTTCATCTTACCGTTAATCTTAGCACCATATAATGGTGGTACTGTAGCATATAATCTACCAGATGTAATCAATGGTTGCATATACATCAAGAAGAACTTCAATAGAAGACATCTAATGTGTGCACCATCTGGATCGGCATCTGTTGCGATGATAATCTTTTCCCATTTACATTTTTCAATATCAAATGAACGTCCAAAGCCAGCTCCAATGATAGCAGTAATTGCTGCTACTTCTTGATTGGCTACAACTTTTTCTCGAGTAGCTGCCATTACATTGACAATCTTACCTCGAATTGGGAATAGACCTTGGCGAGTATTATCACGGTTATTCTTGGCTGGTCCTGTAGCGGAGTCGCCTTCCATGATAAATAACTCTAAATTTTTCTTACCAGTCGGTTTAACAAACTTCTTAGGTAACCCGCTAATGGAAGATACTTCCTTAACTTTAACCTTAGCACGTTCACCTTCCGACTTGGCTCTGATTTCTGCTATATCTTTGAAATATTTACAAATCTTTTGTAGGTCATTATTGTTACGCTTAGCCCATTCTTCTAGGCTAGCTTCAGTAAGATCCCTAACAAAAGGTACTAAGTCAGCATTAGAGATAATCTCTTTAGACTGACCAGTAAACTCTGGTTCCATGTGGGAGCAAGTTACAATTGCTCTAAGACCAACACGGACATCGTTGTTTGTAATAGTTAACTTACTCTTTGCAGGTAAGTAGAACTTATTCATATAATTTCTAAAGTATTTGCTCATACCGGCAATAAATCCTTCTACATGAGTACCATCTCGTGTAGGGCAAAAGTTACCGTATGAGTGGATGATTTCACTGTCATCCGCAGAATCAAATGTGAAAGCAATCTCAGCTTTCATCCATTTATCATCACGTAATGCTCCAAATCTAATTGGAGTAATGATTGGTTTCTTAACAATGGTATTTAAACCATCCATCAAGCCATCAACGTTAACGATAGTTTCTCTAACTTTAGCACCATCGAACGTTTGACCATTAAATACAACCTTAGCACCTTGTTTCAATAAAGGTACTAGAGATTTAATAAGTCTTAATACATCTTGACAAGTTACTGTTGTCTTACCCATAGTATCTTCATATGGTTTAAACGTAACAGTTGTACCTTGCTTATTTTCGACATTTGGTAAATCTACAATCTTAGCAGTAGCAGCATCGCCTAGTTTAAACTCAACTTTCTTACCTTTACCTAAGATATAAGATTCAACTATAAAATATTCTGAGCATGCATTTGTAACTTTAGCACCTACACCATGACGACCAGAGGAGAATTCCCCAGGTTTCTTATCATAATTTGAAGATGTATGTTGAGATGCAAATACACGTACTAGACTATTATGAGGAATACCACGACCATTATCACGAACTGCAAGTTCTTGAAGTGGTTCACTAAAAGCCACATGAATTTCAGTACATGGGCTATCATCTTTCATAAGTTCATCCGCAGAGTTCTGAAAGATCTCTCGGATCATATTAATAAAGCCTTTATTACCTGTATAACCCAAGTATTGAGTAACAGTCTTTCTAACAGCTTCAGCGAAGTTCTCAATGGTCCTAATTTGCTTATTATAGGACTTGATCTTTTCAATTTGTTCTTTAGTATATGCCATATCAGGGTCCTCCTACTTAGCTGTTACATAAATAATCAAAAAATACCAAACGATATAAGCCCATAGGCAAAACGCCTATGGGCAATACCATTCAGACCAAGGTTCTCTTATTTATTATAATGTAACTTTTGTTTCAGTAGTTACATTTTCAGCAGGAGCTGGAGCAGCTGGTTGTTGAGCTACAGGAGCTTGCATTTGTGGAGCTTGTTGCATAGCCATTGGAGCTGTCATTACAGGAGCTGCATATCCATTTGCAAATGGATTACCCATTTGTGGAGCTGGTGTCATCATTGGAGCTTGTTGAGGAGCTTGAGTGAAAGCACCGAATACTTGACCTTGTTGTGGAGCTGGTTGTTGCATTTGAGCTTGTTGAGCAGCTACCATGTTAGGATCATAGTAACCTGGTTGAGCCATTGGTTGTTGCATTGGCATTACAGGTTGTTGTTGGTTATATACGTTGTAACGTGCACCATAGTTACCATTGAAGATATCTTGGTAAGCATCGAAACCGAAGCGGTTGAATGCAGGGTTTGCATTAGGTGCTACAGTTTGGCTATTGGATGTTTGACGTACAACTTCTGTGAAGTTTTGTACAGCCATTTCATACAAGTTAGGAGCTTTGCGAAGAAGTGGGATCATCATCATATAATCTTTGTAGAATTCTTCGTCAAAGTTTACAGCGTATAATTTCATTTGTTCTAAGAAGTTAACCAAGTTGTTTACGGAAGCTTCGATATCTTCTTTAGAACGGATAGTTAAATCGAATTCTGCACCACATTGGCTACATTTAACCATATTGCCACCACCAATTGGGTTGATAAGCAATTTAGTTGCGTTTTTGTGTGGGCATTTAGCACGAGCTACATCGACAGGATCGATGTTCATGTTGAACTCGTTCTTAACTGGTTTCAATAATTCCAAATCCTCTTTAGTCATTGGGTTTGTAACTTGAACTTCTTTGAACATAGTTTGAGCAGGCATTACGCTTGCACCATACATAGGTTGTCCAAATTGTGGAGCAAAGCCCATTTGAGGTTGTTGGAATTGTTGTTGTGCGAATTGTTGTTGATACATACTTGTATCCTCCTTTGAATGTAATAAGAGATTTCTCATTGTATATAATAAAACATATGTGTTATTATATCACGTTAATAATATACAATTATCGAGATGTTTAGGGTATGATATTTTAAAATATCATACCCACATCTGATAATTATTGTTGACGTTCACGGATCTGTTGAGCCGTAACTCTGTGTTCAGCTTTAGCACGATCTTCTTGTAATTGAAGTGTGGCTTTAGCTTGAGCATCGATAGCAGCTTGCTGTGCAACGATTTCATGAAGTACATCTTCAGGTACTGCATGAACGTAAGTACGCAAGTCTTGATCATCGAATTTATTAATAAAGTTCTTAATTTGATCATCTGTAAATCCAAATGCTTTAGCAATTGGTTGTACAGATTTATGTGTAGAATATGCAATCATGTACTGAACCATATCAAAGTCAGTAATAATGATTTTCATTTTTACACCAGGGTGATTTTGTTGATCTTCATTGGATTTTATAGCCAAGATCACATTATTAGCATCATCCCATTTAACAAACATAGTGCCCTCATCAATAATAATACCATTATCGCAATATAAACGAATAGCAATATCATTTTCAGTAGCTCTTAGTTTGTCACGATATGCTTTTAATTGTGTTGCATCCATCGTCTAATCTCCTTTTGTAGTAGTCTTTTGCACACTTTACAATGCTTTCAGGTGCATATAATATAGTTACTGCAATGTTTGGCTTCTCAAACAAAATTATATATCGACGGAAATAAACTGCATATCGTTCTTTGTTTCTTTGTGTATTACACCGTTTAGTGTAAGCATTCATAAGCTTATAAAGCTTAGAATAGGGATCTAAATAATCCATATAGATCCCATCATACAAAGCATTTTTTATTAATCGTTCCACTCCTTTTTTAGGAAGACCAACTCTACTCTTTGCCCTATCGTAGAAATGATCAGAAATACTATAGTCTGCGTTGAGCATATGGATCACGTGCTGCCATAGTCAACTTCTTATTCCAGATTGTTGACTCAGCTACATGGATAATCTCAGGATTGAAAATCCCAGACATTACGTATTGTTTGAATTCTACTAGAGCATTCAATAAGATAGAATAGATTTGGGCATTGGAGTGGTGGTACAAATAGAAGCGTTGCTCTACAGGACCATAGTTTTCTGGTAATAGTCCTTGCTGAGATTGCTCTGCAAATGCACCATAGAAATGAATAGCACCAGCTGTAAACATATGATAGTTTGCATTAGCTTTAGCTACACTGATTAAGCTATCTAATAAACGATCAGATTTGAAGTATTCTTCATAATCTGGTACGTTAATATTAGCATTAGCTAAATCATTAAGAATACGATTAGATAGATTTTTGATTTCTACAAAGAATCTATCACCATACTTAGCTAGGAAATCAGGACCATATTTCTTAATCTCACGATCAATAGCATTAGGTCTTGGTTTACCATTCTTATGAATACTAAGAGTATGGTTTTTCTTAGAGAGTTTCTTCTCTTGCTCGATATCGATTTTAGTGATCTCTTTGAATCGATCCATAAAACCTTTACGATAGTAGTACTCTAACTGACTAGCTGGTTGGTTACCCCATACTGGGATTTGAACTGGCTGGTTAGATTGAGTAAACTGAGCAACCCATTTCTCTGCTTCAGCTTTACCTTGGTTAAAAGCAGTGGTTACTTCATTTAAGTTTTCATTAGACATCGTATTCGTCTCCTTCCTCTTCAAGACGACTAATATCTTGAAGTACAGAACCATTCATAATCATATGAATAGCATTGTCATAATTTTCACGCTCTGTCTCAGAGATTTCATCGATTTCAACTTGAGATTCTAGATAACGTTGGATATCAAAGTCATCTTGGAACCATTTGTTTCCATCTTCATCTTCAATAGAATCGAGATAGTGCATGAATTGAACTAATGAGATAAATCCATCATAATCATATGGGCGAGTTTGCCATGAAGAGATTTTGGATTTCTCAAAGTCAATAATATCTACATGCTCGATGATATACTCACGAACTGCAGTTTGACCCATTGCGAATTTGAATGTCTTCTCTTGATCATATCCATCAATGAAGAATATGAAGAGTGTATACATTCTTTCTTCTGGGTCCACATTAAACTTGCCGTTTTCATCTGGCGTAATTGGAAACGCCAGTTGAAGTGGGCTCTCAAAAATGTTACCATTATCCATAATTAGTTTTCCTCCTTTGTGCATAATATACTAAAAACATAATCAGGAATCATGTTTATAATATATGCTCTTAGAAGAATTTAGGCTTAGGTTTTACATATATCATATAGTTTGAGAATCTAGTGATACCAGTATATATTAAATTAGACATAATATCTCTATGTAGGAATTCTTCCATAAAGATACCATGACTATATTGGGAACCTTGAGATAAATGTGTCGTAATAGCATAAGCTAATTCGAACTTATCTGCTTTATTATAAGGACTTCTTTTAAGATATTCTTTCTGATCTTGAGGTGCTCTATAGTATTGTAAATCCATCTTAATCTGACTGAATAGATTATTACCATCATCTAGGAAGTCTATAGTCATTTCCTTTAGATCTTTTCTAATAGTTGTGATATCTGGATGGTTTCTAACTATACCTCTAAGACCATTGACTAGATTAATACCATTTACTTCAATATTCCAATTATTCTTACGACAAATCAATGGTTCATTGAATGTAGGATATTGAGTCCTAATCTTTAAGATATCATTTCTCATAAGATTATTAACGTATTCCCTAGTCTTATTCTTACAGCATAAGATAACATCAGCATATAATGCCATCTGATCTGTAAGTTCATCTTCTGGTATTACTATAGCATTATTATAGAAGCCAAAGTGTATAGGTAACCCTTTGATAGCTCTATCTGCTAAGTATACAATACCAGATTGCTCTGCTTGTCTCATAATTTGGTCTAATCTATAGACCTTACCTGATACTAGGTATCCTGGATCATCTCCTACAGGTGGTAACTGATTAAGGTCTCCACAGGCTATGATCTTGATACCGAATGATTCTATGTCTTCTACCATAGATCTTGGAGTCATAGATGCTTCATCTATGATTATTAGTTTGATGTCATGGAGACGTTCTCTTTTAACCCACTTAAGAGTAGTCTTAGGTTTATTAAAGTACGTATCCATAACAGGTTTACCATTATCATCTAACATGATAGACTCAGATGGTTCATATATAGATGAATGTATAGTCTTAGCTCTAGTCATACCACGATTACGCATTACTATAGCCGCTGTACCAGTATAGCTCATTGGCAGTATCGAATCATATGGTATATTTAAGCGTTTTATTATTTCATTTAATACAACAGTCTTACCTGTACCAGCTGCACCAGTATATTGAAATACTAATTCAGAAGAATTTTTATACCAATTCACTGCCGCTGATACAACTGCTTCTTGACCTGGGTTTAAAATAAATCCCATAATCATTATCTCCTTTTACGTTTCTTAGTTTCTATCTCTGGTGGATAGTCTATATTCTCGTAACCGAATCTTGATTCACCGAATAACATGAAATCTATAATCTCCATATATTGTAAAGAAGAATTATAGTACTTTCTTGTAGTGAATTGTGTACCATCTGACATCATCACGTGTAATTGACTTCTTGGATCATTAGCTGGACCAAATATCTTAAAGTAATTAGATAGATAGTAGCTATTGTCATCCCATTCATCGATAAAGATATCAAATAGGAACTTCATAATATTTTTATTATTAACTGGGTCGAATATAATAGAATCACCATAAGCACTTTCATAATAGTCTACTGGCATTCTAAGATATTTACCCTTATAATCTAGATCTCTAAGATCTCCCTCATTATCTGGAATACAGATATTACGTGAATAGAAGTCTTTCTCTAGACCAAGTTTACTTATTAGAGCATATGTAGCACCGATTACATTATCGTCCCACATACACATTAATGCGTTTTCCATTTCAAATATTCCTCATACCCCAAAACATTATAGTATATAAGAATTGAGGTGTAATAAACATGGATGATAAATATAATTCTGATTCTGGATTAGGATTTACCGAAGTTGGTATCCTTACTTCCGTATGTAATAAATATGAGCCTGGATATCAAACGTTTTATGTGCAAGCACTTAATCCGATGAATATGAAGTCTCCTATTAAAACTACAACTAAAGTTCAAAACCCAAATATCATTAATAAGGAAAAGTTCTCTACTGGCAAAGTTCAAACAGGTTCCAATATCCTTATTGAGATGCCTAAAGAGGTTGCTAGAAACTTTCCTACTAAATTCATACCTCCTGGGACTAGATTTACTATAGCATTCCTTGGTGGTGATATAAATAAACCAGTTGTTACAGGAAGGGACTACGATGGCTACGAAGACAACGCTAAATAGTATTAAAGCATTCATCAACACCAAGCCAATCATAAGTACTGACTACTCAAATATGTCCTTCATTGAAGAACGTGAGCGTATTCAGTTTGCTGTTGGTAATATAGTCACTGATGACTATTTCCCTGAATTGAAAGCTAAATGCGTTAAAGTCCATCTTGATGATAAAGAGATTCAGAAGTATAAATATAGACCTAAACTATTAGCATACGACGTGTATGATAATGCTGAGCTATATTATATCATTCTTAGAATCAATGATCTTTATAATGTCAAAGACTTTAACATCAGTAAGAAGTATATCTATCTATTACCTAAGAAAGATCTTAAAGCTTTCCTAGCTGATATCTATACTTTCAGTAATGATAATATACTTACATTTAATTCAAATCATAAAATTAAGAATGTATAACCAAAGGTCTAGGCTCATTGTAGTCTAGACCGCTATTTATTCCAAGTGAACTCTATAACGTCATCCATTAACGCTGGAGTACATCCTGAAATATCTTCTTGGTCATTATATAGAAGAGCATCCGTATAAACTATCCTAGGGGTGCCATCTTCTAAATCATCCATATTGAAATCTCTAACCACATTTGCAGCTCCCTGAATCTCTTCAGGCGGTGTAACTCCAAATAGTGTATAAGTATAGAGTTTCTCAGCATCATTAAATTCATTAAACATTCTTAAACCAGTCTTAAGAACGATCTTGGTATCATCAAAGTTAGCTCCTCGATTATATGGATCTGCTTCATAGCAATCTTCAAGTTCTTTAATGAATTCTTTACTAATACCATAAGCATCAGATTTCTTTTTAACTGTATCTGATTCTTTAATCTCTACAGGTTTCTCATTACCTAATAAAGCACCCCAACTGCCATTATTATTTTCATTATTAGCAGTCTTAAGTTCATTCAATGATAACTTAGATAATGGTTCAGCTAAATGAATATCCTGTAGAAGCTCTAAAGGTCTCTCTTTAGAGTAAGGTAAATAGAAGAATTGAGATGATTGAGTTTTAAAACGTTTCTTAGCATTTGCCATACCAAGATATCGTCTACCATCAGCTCCATCTTCTGGTACTAAGATGAATGCAGAGTCAGCATTTTCTGTAATCAAAGTAGATTCACCAATATTAGCTCGACCCACTTTACGTACTAAATCTGCTTCAGTAGATTTACGACCTTCATCAATTATCTTAGCAGCATCACGATTCAACTGAGATGCAGTGATAACTGGAATATGTTTAGCAATAGCAAATTCTTTGAATTCATCTACTACTGCACCAAGAGCTATACGCATATCACCACCCATGAGTTTAAAATCACGAGGTCTAATACGTTTAATATAGTCTTGTACTAAACAAACTACTTCCTGTCCATTAGCAGACATTTCATCATAGATTGTATATAAGTAATCTGTATCTACAGAGTTACTTGGTATATATCTAAATTCAATATCAATAGGTGAATCATTAGTTACTCCTAAGCCATTTTGTCTAAGAAGATGCATTACTTCTTTATAACCACCGAATTCACTAATATCATCATCTGATACTAAGATACTAAATACACGTTCCAATGTTTCGTTCAATGTATTTTCCATCGTTAGGAATAATATAGTTGGACGTTTAGTTGGATCTTTTGTAGTTATATCTTTATTATTACCTTTGATTTGAAGTGTTAGATTTAATAATGTACTAGATTTACCTTCACCAGGTAAGCCTAGATAAATATAACAACGATCATTCTCAAAGCCACCATTCAAGGATCTATTGATTGCTTGAATGCCTGTTTTTAATTTTGTAGAACCATCAAGAGATCGATTATACATGTGAGCTACTGTAGCTTCGAATTGCTCATCATTAGATAATGATAAGGACTCAGAAACACTAGTTACACTTACATTCTCTTTGATCTTTCTGTTGACTTCAATAATTTGCTTTTGTACACCTTGAATGATTTTAAACTTCTCAGCTTCATCGGATGTAACAAAGTCACCATATTCATGGTAGATATTAGACATAATAGATTGGGTATAGAAGGAGTTTCTATGAGACCCAATATTATGCTCAATGAATGCTATCTCATTAGCACCCAATGGTTCTTCTAATTTCTTTAATGGAAATAGATTTTTCTCATCTAACCCCTGCAATGCTGCTTGAAGAAGGATATCTCTATTTTCATATCCTTTAAGTCTAGCATCGACCAGTTGTCTTAAAAAGTGGTAAGTAGTCCTTTCACGAACTTGCTCTACACTAAAATTCTTACCAGGGTCTACCATTGTAAGTAGTTCCCTTAGATCTGTTAATACACCCCTGTTTGAGGTATGTATGGTCTTTAAGATATAATTTGCATATAAGATCATCGATGATAGCGGTAATACATATCCGCCACCTATATCTTTCTTAGCCATCTTCAATCCTCACTTTACGTAATTGATCACTCCTTCAAAAGTTCAATTAGTTCTTCAGGAGTGATGTAAGTAAATCCCTTACTATCGTTAATATATCTACTTAGAATATCAAACTCAGTAAGGCTCTTGTCCGTAATATAATCATATTCCCTGCACTGCTCAAGTACTTCTTGAGATTGGCGTCTGATTATATCATTCTTATAATCACACTTAATAGCAATATTTGGATTATTCCTATAGAATGATTTAAGAATATTTATATTCTCATGCTCTAATGTAAACTCCATACGGATATTATCTACACCCTGAGCTTGCCGTTCTTTAATAAATGCAATAATCTTTTGAGGATCATCTTTAATCATCTCATCAAAGTTTATTGTATCATACTTATAAGACTGTATCTCTTCAAAGTGAACGTAATACTGTCTTGTGCTTATATCATGTAATAAGATTAAATATCCTTTAGGTTGCTCTTCACCATAGCACCACCGATAAGGTGAGCCACAATAATAGAAGTCTCTTTCATAACAACCTTGGACGTGTACATGACCTGATATGACTGGTCCCATAGAGTATCTGAAATTATCCATTCCAAATACTGGACTTGGTGCATCTAAGTCAATTTTATCTTTTCCGTATATAGCACCTCTAATTGTACCATGCATGCATACTGCATCATAGTAGTTCTGATAGAGGATATTCTCGTAAAACTCCCTTCCCATTCCTGGCACTTCAGGTATACATAGGATACGTTTTTGTTTTACATATTCAAATTTTATTGTTTCAATTACACGGACATCTACAGATGGATCATTCATATATCTATAAAATAGTTTAGTTTGATTTGCATCATGAGATGGTGTACCATGTAAGATAAATAACGTACATTGTTTAGTTCTACATACTTGAACTAATTCATCTACAAACTTCAATGCATACATAACTGCATCGGAGTTACTCATAGTTTAGCTGGATCAAATACCCCGAAATGGATATCTGAAATATGTGCTTCTGTTAAAATATTGCCTTTCATAATCTGCCTCTAATGAAAGAAAAGAACTCGTAAGGATCCCTGAAGGACCTTACCTTTATTTAATAATCTGTTAGACCATTAATAAAAAAATAATCCCAAGAGTCATAGAAGACCCTTGGGAAATGGTTCTATTTAGTTATCATTTCGAAACATTCATAGAAGTTTTCATCATTAATATCTTCAGGTCTTAGTTCATCAGTAGAAGCATAGCGATATCTAATAACGTTATACTTAGCAGACTTCTCAATACGACCTAAAGAGTTATTTAAAACTACACGAGCTATATCTTCATCTTTAAATGTAACTCGTTTATAGTTTTTAAGAGCAGATTTCATTTCTTCTTCGGATGCTAGACTAATAAATGCTTTATAAGCATCTGCATCTTCTATATTAGAATCAATGAATTGAACTACTCGTCCAGTATCAATGATGATATCATCATCAGATTCTGTAGGTAATGGATATCCATTACCAGCAAGTCCAATGAATAAATCATTCAAGATTACACCTGGATCAGTTGGATCTTCTGAAGTAATTCTAAGAGATCTAATTGCATTATATTTATAATTGTATTCATATTCAACTACAGCCGTCGTAGTATAAATAGTACAAGTATAAACTGGTCGGATATGATCACTAAAATCTAATCCGACTACTCTTGCTCTTTGATCTTCTTCTAGACCTTCAAATTCTGTTGGATCAATTGAATTGGTTCGATCTAGACGATAGTCATTGTCGATCAAGATTGCATGATCTTTCAATAGATTCAAAATTTGACGTAATTCTTTAAAACTTACATTGTATTTCTTACCAGCCATTTGGTTATACCTCCATACAATATTTCATTAGATTAACAAAAGATCTCATCATTCTATTGATGAGATTAATAAACAAATATTCATCGATCTTATTAGTAATCTCTAATTCACGATCTCTGAATTTATTACTAGACACTATTTCATTAGTGACAGTATTCTTAATAGAAATTGTAATGATTGGTTTATCTTGATTCAAACCAATAGTACAATAACTAGTTTCATTCAAATCAAATTCAATATAGATTGAACCTGACTTGGAGTATGTGATAGGAAGACCATCTTTCATATCCTTAGTATTATGGAAGAAGAAAGATATCTCTGCTATCTTAATGAATGCTGCCATCTCCCGCATCATATCATATGAAGGAGATGTATGAATTAATTCATCAAAGTATTTACCTAGTTTGTATTTGTGTATCCATCTAGGTAGGAACCAACTAGGAATTGGTTCAGTGATTTTATCAAAGAATATGTTTTCCATGTTAGCTCCTTTTTAAATTTCATAACCTCTTTCACTGAGGTATTTACTGAAATCAAAATCTTCATTGGATTGATTCATAGCAGTAATTGCTAGAATATCCATAAGATCAAGATACATAGCTTTAGCTTGTTCTTCTGTCATGATTCCTCCTAACTTAAAGTAGTTGGCTTAACTGTAGGTTTAGTATATGGGACTATACTCTTAAGCTCTTTACCAACTTCATTATATAATTCTTTAGCTTCTCTATAAGAGATTGGAGTAAAGTTATCCTTATTCAATGCAATTATAGTTAGTAAATTAAAGTTTAATTCAAAATCAGTATCTATTCTAACTATAATTTGTTTATTATCTTTAACATAGTTTAAGAAATATACTATGTTAGGTAGATCATCTTCATCTATAAGCTCTCTACCAAAACATGATATATATCTATTCTCATCATAGATAATATATGTGGATATAGTTTTAAATATTCTAATCATTTCAGTGGTATTTGGATTAGAGCATAAGGTTGTTAAAATTCTTGGAGCATTCCAACTATCCCGTAAGTCTTCCATAATATCACTATCTTCTGAATCATAAATATAAAAGTCATCAAGTCTTTCATAGTATGATATAAAGTCTACTAATAGTTTTTCAGCAAGATTGATTGTATCTCTAAGAGTATCTAATACTGTTTTAGTATAGCATGCTACCGGCACAACTATAGCACAATCTTTTACTTCATCATCAAATAGAAATCTAACTTCAAACGTAGCTTCTTTATTAAAGATAACTACAGCTCTTTTATCAGATATATCATCAGTAATGACTTCAATTCGAAGTTTATCGAAATGAATAGTATTAAATATATCAATTAAGAAAGGAGATATAGTACCATGAATCATCATGATACTATTATCTGTCTCTTCTAGATATTGCATTAGGATTTCTCCCAAGAGAGGAATATCCTCTCTTGGAAGTACTTTAATTAAGTCTACTGCTTTATCCATTATTTACCACCTTTTGGGATACTCTTAACGATACCAAGTAGATCAAATTCATCATTAATTGCTACGCTATTAGACAAGCTATATGCAGAGTTAATGATAACGATACCAGCTTTGACATCGTAAGTAATATAGGTGCTATATTTGGCTCCGATCTTAATAATATTACCATTTACATCTACCCATGCAGTAGGGGTTTTTAAATTACCTACATCGCTGCCTGGAGTGGATAGATAATCTGCTATAGATAGTAATCGTTTAATAGTAAGATCAGTAGAGAATCTTTTGAAAGATTTAATTACAGTGAACTGATCAAATGAGGAACGTAGTACTTTTGCAATACTAGTTCTTAGTTTACGTTCACTTTCAATACCCAAGTCATCAAGCATCATACTCAAGATGAGATTTAATGCATGATAAGATTCATGAGTAATAATTGAATTAGATTTGATGTTGAATACGACATCATCTGATTCCGGAATAACTGCAATTTCTACTGCGCAGCTGCTACCAATAAATTTAAATACCACAAGACCTGGGTTAGGTTTAATTACATCAGAGAATGTAATTTCACATCCATTAGCTCCAGCTTTGTATTGTGGAATAATAAAGTTTTCTTCTTCTACTTTCTTTGCTAATTTTGTTAAACCGTTAGCGTAGCGAGAAAATAATAAATTAGGGTTGATCAATTTCATAGCTGTTGATCTCCTTTCTAAAAAAATAAAAGAGGTGTGGTCTTGGCGGGGGATTTCACGTTCATTGTTTATGATATAGTTTATAGTGTTTGATGTGCAATATTTCCTTGGGAGTGTGAGAGTGGAAATATTGAGAGGTTTGTTTGGATTGTATTGTGTTTATATAGGGGGTCCGCCAAGACCACGATAAGAGAAGTTCATCTGCCAGGGAGAGCAGATGGATATCGATTCCTCGATATCACCTAAATAATATATAGCTAAAATAAAGTTTACCTAGCACGAGTTCTGGTATCTTCATTTAGGCTATCAAAGATAGTAAAGTAGACAGAACCGCAGATTCTATCTTTAACGATATTATATAGTAAAGTACTGTCAAATGTCTTCTTATCCATAAAATCTAGATTATCTGTATTTAGAAGACACATATAAAGACATACCTCTTGGTTGCTCATATACTCATCTGGAATCTCGTATAGATTATAATCTGTATTATTGAAGAATCCATGATTGATTAAGATATTCTCGGCTGCTAATTTAAACAACTCTATATCTTCATCTTCTCTTAGAGTATCAAATAGATCATAGGAGTCTACTTCAGAGACTCCTTCAAAGTCATAATGCTCAGCATCTCTAAGATATTCTTCTTTCTCAAATCTTTCTAAAACTCTAAAGTTAAACTTAGATAGATCTATTAGATCAGAATTTCTTTTATCGCTAGTAAACCAATCTTTATACCATTCAGTATGTCTTAGTTCGGCTAATAAAGATATATCATCTAGATTGATTATATCTTTATATAGATTAAAGATATTCATAGAGCTAAGTATTAGTTCTCTATTTAGTCTTTCTCCTATAAATATAGTTAGAGCTTTACCACGATCTCTATTATTAAGATCTTTTAGTTCATAGATCTTAGATAGAGTCTCCTGTAATAACTCTGTGTAAGTTTTATCCATTATAGTTTACCTTCTTTTACGTTAGTATATATAAAGTGAGCAATAGCCATAACTAATGCATCAGAATCTTCATGATTTATATATAGAGATAGCTTTTCTTTAGCTTCTTTACCATACCAGAATTCTGCTCCTGGTACATGTGCATTATGCTCTTGATATCTAACATTTAAGAATGAAGACTCATTTATAGTCCACCATAAATGCTTATCGTTATCAATGAATACTTCTTTCTTTAAGATAAGATCTTTATTCTCTTCTACTAAGTCATATAGTTCAGTAAGTAAAGAAGCCTTATCAAATAAATATATATAGCTACATAACCAGATTAGATTATCATCAGTCTTAACTGGGAATATGTCACTTTGAGGACGTAAAAACTTAGTATATTCGGTAGTGGTTCTATTAGGTGATTCTAAGTATTCTAACTTAGCCTTATCAATATCTAGTTTAGTATAGTCATATTTAACATTAGCCCAGTCTTTAGACTTAAATTGCTCAATTACTTTGCTTAAAAGATTCATCACATCTCCTCCTTTGTTATATGAATGTCTTTAAATTAATAAAAAAATACAGCCAAGGATCATAGTAATCCTTGGCTGTATTCTTAGTCACAATTGTATCTAATAAACTTAATAGTATTATTAATCTCTTTTACAGATGGTAGTAAAGTCTTATATCTGTTATAATCACTTTCGATATTAGTCACTATTACTTTAGCTGATGGAGATAGATATCCTCTATCTGTAATAGATCCTAACTCAAGAGTCTTTTCAAGTTTATTAACTTTGAAGTATTTCAATCCTCCAGCTATAGCTGGATTATCATATAACTTGTCATAGATGAAGATATACTTATCATATGTATCTTGTATATCAGATCCATGTCTGTATCTAGTGATTCGATCACGTTTATCTTTAACAATCATTGCCGGTAATTGTTTATATTTACCTAGCTCAGATTTAAGAATATCAAATTTCTCTACCATTCTATCTCTAACATTAGTTAGCTCACGAATTAATGTAAGTAGATTAAGACATCTAATATCACTTAAACATACATTAGCACACTTAAGTCTATTTTGATACCTAATAGATACATAAGGAGCTTCATGAGGATACTCTTCAATATTAGTCAAAATAGTTCTCTTAATATTAAGATGAACTTGTACAGAGTCTTTAATACCTAATCTAGTCTTACCTAAACGGATATTGCATTTAGGATCTAAAAACATATCATGCAAGATATTCTTAACTTTATATCTGCTATTAGAATCATAAGATCGTAGTACTTTATTGAAGATATATCCAATATCTTGACAAATAGCACTAATAGATTGCAATCTTGTTAAATCACTTTCTGGTAAATACTTAGTTACACCTTTTTTCATTATCTCATACCTCCAAATACATCTATACCATTCTCAACATATGCAGCCTTTAATCTAGGATATACTAATACCTCACAGTCAAATTTATTTCCACGTATTTTTTCACTCTTTAGCATATTATATTTTGCATCAGTATGCTTACTACTAAGTATACTATCAATAATTGGATTTTCATCAATCAAAATAGCATGAGTCTCAGGATACTGATAATCTGAATATAAATAATTTTTATCTTTAGATAAATCTATTAATAATTCTGATATTCTTGCACGTAATACAATGAGACTATCCATTGCAGATGAATCAATTCTAATTTTATAATCATCATTAGAATCAATTCCTATAGATAGACTATTGTACTTTCTATCATCTTGGAATATCCCAATATTAATGCCTATACCATTTTTACCCCTAAGAACACAATAGGTTTGTAATCCATCTTTAGAGTATTCGGCTTTTCTAGCATTTCTCTTATTTTGAGGAATATCTCTTAATTCCCTTTCAATACATCTCGCTAGAGAATATGCATCTGTTATAATTTCTCTAACTATACCAGCTTTTAGAATAAATAACGGGGCTCCTTTAATTCTCACTCTTAGTTCTTCCATTACTTGATACCTCCATCAATTAAATTATCAATTCTTCTAATCACTCTATTCAACTCTTTTGGAGTTAAAAGATAACCTGTACGTGAGTTACCACCATCAAGACTAACTATCATCTTCTCTTTAGGATCAACGTAGTATAATAATATCTTTCCATCATAGAACTTCATAACGCCTTCTTCAAATTTGATATTTGGATAGAAGGATTGTAATAATGGACTTCCGATTAATAAGTCATATATCTTAATATATTTATCAAAGTCCTTTTGACGATACTCTGAATCTAAATAGTCAATATTACCATTTTTATATACTACAATAGTATGATCATTCCCTTTAAACTTAGAGAGTTTAGTCTTATCGAATTTATAGATATCAATAAGACGTCTTCTGATTCTATGTAGCATATGTATCACATAACGCATATCATAATCTTCCATCCAACGGAATGAAGTCTCACTATTAGTCCTATCGGTATAGCTAATGCTAACTGATCCAAGACTACTATCAACCACTCTAGGTAAATTATTATAGAAGGATACAATAGCTCCTCCATTATGGTTTAGCTGGCATTTAAATAAACTAAGTCGTTTATCAATATTATCTAATATAACTCTAAGATTTTGTCTACATTTATATCGTGTAGCTGCATCATAGCTTCTTAGAATAGTATTAAACATATATCCTATCTGATGTCCAAATTGCTTCACTGACCTCAGTAGAATAAGATCTCTTTCATTAAGTTTCTTTAGTTCTTTCATTTTTATCAGTCTCCTTTAAATAAAATATATACGTGATAGGACTAGATATCCTATCACGTTTATAATATATAACTATTTTATTTATCTATTATCCATTCCATAAAATACTTAATACAAACTCTAAGCATTCTATGAGTATTCAATTTAGGATCCATTGCTGGATCTAAATACTTATCGATCTCATTATCATTATATCTATTGATATTGAATTCACTTACATACTTCTTACCAGGTTCTACCCAAAGAGTATATGTAACTTTAGCATCTATTTCTTTATTAAGAAGAAGATGATGAGCTGGACCAGCAGTAATAGCTACATTCTTAGGACCTTCTGTGATATCGAATAAGACATATTCATTTCCTGGAACACGTTTAATCTGATATCTTACAGTATTATCATTTGTAATATAAAAGATATAATCTTGTGGATTGTTTAGTTGAATTCCAACTATACCAGCAATTAGTTCATATATATCCGCTGTCTCAATATAAGCAAACATACTCTTTCTTAATTTATAAATTTTATATTTATACCACAAACTTTTTAAGACAGGACATGAATCATACTCATGAAGAAGTTCTTTATATACTACTATAAACTTCTGTAGCTGTGGTATATTAAATGTCTCCAGTATTGGACTAAACATATTTTATCACACCCATCCAAACATCTGACAAACTGTTGCAGCTAAAGATATTAAGAGAATACCAAATAGAATAGCAGATAACTTCTCCACTAAGATTAATACTCTCTCTTCTCTATTAGATAAAACTTCTTCACCATAGTAGCTATATAGAACTGCTGCATCTATTACAAATAATGCAAAGGAAACTATCATTACTTTATAAGAAAACATTAGAAAAATACCCCCAACCATATTCGACATAGAATAGCAATTATCATTATGATACCAAATATCGACATCAGTATAATAAATACTCTGACGATATTGATATCTGTATCTAACATCATAAGAAATGCTGCTACTGAAGCTAATAGAGCCATACTACAGAATGACGACCCTATTATTTTCATAAATAATTCAGCATAATAAACTTCTGTCATATTTAATCTCCAGCTATATATTAAATACCCACATCCAAGCCGCTAGGAAAGATGTTAATAAAGTTACTATTAATGCAAGTCCACCAATAGTTACACTGATACCATCATTTATATCTAACCCACGAGTAATAACGACTAATACTAATGTAGTTATAAGTGAAGCTGCTGCTATTTTAAACATCAATAAATAAAGCATGGGTGTCCTCCAAATACTGTGATTAACCATACAAAGACAATAAATGATATCCCAGCTACACCTGCAAAGAATGCAGTTATCCATAATAATACATCACCAATCTTAGAATCAAGATTAATGATTTTGATTGCGCATCCACCAACTCCAATTATACCAGCAGTTAGTAATGATGCTAGTGCTATATTTCCAAATAATTCACTCATATTATTTCACTCCAAACTCAGAGGATTTAATCTCTCTTAATAACTTAATACTATTGAATGAGTTTAATGTATTGATAAATCCATTGAATAGATTATCTACTAACTCCTCATTCTGCTTAATATCTATGGTATATTGCTTATACTTAGACTCATATTTATTAAGCTGTAATACAGTAAGCTTATCTATATGAATACCTATCTTAGATAGTAGATATCTATATGCAGATAATTGCATAAAGTATTTATATCCAATATTACTTGAAGTCTTATAGTCTACAATATGAACTTCATTACCAATTCTCATAACTGCATCTATAGTCCCACAAAAGTATTTACCAATAAGTGATTTCTCTAACATGATTGGTTCTATAAGAGTATTCTTCTCATATCCACAATCATTAAACCATTGAATGAATGACATAAATCCCATAGTCTTATCTACTGGATCTGTCATACATAATCCGTCAGTCAGAAACTGTTCAATCTCATTATGAACTTTAGTTCCTTCAACAGCATATCTATTTAATTCTCTACGATATCCAATACCTTTAAAGCCCAATGAGTTTGCCCATTGAGCGATATAGTCTTCATTTATATGACTAAGTACTTGAGTTACACTTGGAACTTTATTCTCCCCGTGCTCATAAGTACCTATACGTACCTCATCTAGGTTAGATTCAAACATAATTCTCCTCCTTTGTATCTATATGTCTGGGCGTTATTAAAGAATTACTATTAGAACTTAATAGTAATATAGTTTCGCCGACTATATTACACATATATCATAATGAGAAAGTGACAGCCAGTGTTTTCTTGTATTCATTTTAGATGTGTGTCTCCATTGTTATAAACACATACTTAGTTGCACCCCTAGGAGGTTAAGTCTCCTAGGGGTGTATACACCTGCAAATTAAACATTGTAGTAATATTTTAAGATACTTTTCGAAGGAGGATTATAATGGCTCAGTTGAATTTCAAACTCATAAATGAGACTTTTATCTTTTCCCAATATAAAGATGAATATGAAAAATCTGTCTTAAACTTTATCAAAGGTGGTAAA